TTTACTCTAAGGATGATCTTATTATCAGTAGTAGCAAAATCAATTAAGTTTTGACTATCCCTACCCATCTTCAGACTAGCATTATATACAGAAGTTACCGTTGTCTGAGCGGCTGTTATTGCTACATCGTTAGAATTTGCCGTAATACCATCTCCACCAATAACATTCAATACAGCACTTGTAGCTGTCATTCCCGCGCCTGCAAACAAAGTAGCTAAAGCAGTAGTTGATGTTTTCTGCTCATTAGCTGCATCAGAGTCTAAAGTAGCAAAGAAGTCTCCATCAGCAGGAGTCACAGTACTTAGCTCTGATATGTCCAGAGTAAGAGTAACGTCCCCACTAGTGCCGCCACCAGACAGTCCTACACCAGCTACTACACTAGTGATATCACCAGTTGTTGGAGATTCCCATGCTGGCACCGATCCAGTACCTGTTCCTGTTAAGACAGTACCATCAGCCCCCGCAGCTAGTCGCGTCAGATAACCCGTACTTGCAGCCCGATAGTACATATCACCTGTTGCATCAGATGTTAGCGTCATCACAGCAGAGCCGTCAATAACTCCAGACCATGTTCCACTAGTAATAGTTCCAACTGTAGCTAAGGATGATGCAGAAGTAATAGAGTTCTGAGCCGCAGTAGACACTGTCCCTGCTAGTGTCGCACCTGTTACTGCGCCATCACTACTTATCGCCCCATTAGCCTGGATAACTCCAGCTGTTGATATGGTGACTCCTGTACTTCCGTAGCCTCCGCCAATCTTAACAGACGCATCATCATCTATCTTAAGAACTTCAGTTTCATCAAATTGCTGAAAGATAATATCCTTAGCATCGACTAAGGGCTTAATAATTACATCACTTGATGAGTTACTAATTCTTAGAAGACTAGTACCACCATCTGCATATACAACTCCCTCAGATGCAGTATCTGAATCAAGAATTATTGAATCAACAGTGTCTAGTGTTATAGCTCCAGAATCACTGGAAGCATCAGTAGTCGCAATACTATATACACCAGCAGCGCTAACAGCATGAGTTACATATTCCCCTGCATCATACTTGAGGATAAGCGGAGCAGTCGTATCAGTGGCTGTAATAGCTCCAGCTACTGTCAAGTCTCCAGTCACTGCAACTCTTCCAACTCCCGCAGATGTGGAACCGGCAGTTAGAAACTCTGTCATAGTTCCAGCTTTTAATGCTCTTATTCTAAACTCAGCATCCTTACTTCCTGTAGACGCATCTGTCAAAACCCAATCAAGATTTACTAAGTCACTAGCTGTACCTCCATCATCATCTGCGTAGAGGACTACCCTCCCGCCATCATTATCTGCCGCTGTGCCACTAGCAGGATTAAGACCTAATTCTGCTACTTCTACTATTCCTGCAGCCGCCGCATTAGTCGATTCAAATGTCTTTTTACCAGTTACAGTTTGAGCAGTAGACTTACCCATAACACCATCTGTACTAGTCAAGTCTACATTAGCTTCATCTATATTAGTAGATTCCAAAAAGGTAAGTAAATTATTAATCCAGTCTCTTACCTGTTCAGCATCCATCTCATCGCCAGGATCTGGCAGAGGAGTTGATGGACGAGTTACTGTTGCCATACGATCATCTCCCTAACATTATGTTACAGAGTTCAGTTTTCTAAAGGTATGTACTCGACAATATACCCTACTATACTTCCAGGCGTACTAGAAGTCCATTCAGGTGCTAAAGTCTCACACATCGTATTAACAAATGTATCTGCCCTTCTGCTCTCTGCCCCTGGCCAAAGCTTACCAGTATTCCAGCTAATACCAGCATTCCAAGAATATTCAGCTCCTACATTAAATGAGTCAGTTACTGTAGCTCCTCTACCTTGATCTATATTCACACGCATAGTTACGTCACTAGCATCTACACGCTTATTAAATATAGTTTGTATATTAAGAATATGTTTAACTTTACCTGGCATACCAAGATCATTAGGTGCCATTTTTATCTGCCATGTATAGCCAGTGCCATCATCTGTAGCATAGTCACTGCTATTAGCTTTATACAAATACCCATTAACACTCCCAAACCAGTCAAGTTCCACAGAGCTAATAGTAATAGGTCTAGCGTAATTTAGAGGATTAGTAATCAGGTCAAACCACACATCGCCAGTCTCCCAATCCCACACCATTACAAAGTCATGACCTTCGCTATTACCAGAGCTAGACACTAACACTCTTACTTGATGGTCCTTCTCTCTGACAAATAGATGCGCGTATTTAAGTCTTTCTTGATTAAGACTGAACCATCCTTTTCTAGATCCCAGATCATCTAAATTAACTATTCTAAAATTAAGATCAGGTGTTATAACGAACAAACCTTCACTAGCTACGCCAGCTACAAACTCAGGTCGAACTACAAGACTCTTAGATATAGGAGTAAACCCACGTCTTGGTTGACCTAATTGGAAATCAAAATGTCCTAGCTGGTCATAAACTATCTCCCCAGGATAAAGACCATCTTCTTTGAATATAAGAGCTGTTCCCCAGTTATCGCACGCTGCTACAATCTTAGGACCTCCATCATAGATCTCGTATCTATTATCAGCCCTCCAGGTTCCTATATCAACCTCATAAGTGCGCCTATTAATATCACACCAGCGAACTCGAGTAGGATAATAAGTCCCACTTTCAGTAGTTCCCCAAGTCAGCATAAGATTCTTATGGGTAAATATTCCCTTACACTTAGTCCAGGGCATACCTGTAAGATCAGTAGTATTAGAACTAGTTGACCCAGTCCATGTACGAACTTGATCTACAGCATTATTCATTACTAGCTTATCTTTAGTAAATATAAACTCAAAGCGATCTTCACTAGTTCCAGTAAAGTCACTTCCAGTTATATCACTTCTAGCTGCTGCTCCACCTGGATCTGAATATGCTTTCCGTGGAGTTATCACTACCTGCCTTGTAGTCCCACTAGCAAAAGTTCCTTGCCATAAACCTGTAGGATAATGTAGAGTATCAGTACCTGCTAATACAGTATCACTATACTTAACATACCCGAAACGACTCTTAGCTACACCCTCTTCCGAAACATTTACATTAGTTAAAACCTCACAATACTCAGGAGATAAATTAGGATTAGGGTATTTCCATCTAGACCTTTGCCCCTTGATCATAAATATACCTGAAGTTGTGGCTTCTGGTGCAACTCTAAATACTTCAGTCATTAGCTAACCAATCCTACGTCTACGCCCTGGATATAAGGAGCCAAAGGCCTGTTCCTCACCTGAACTCTATTCTGTACGTTTCCAAATACGTACAGTGACGCCGGCTGAGAATTATTATCTCCAGTGAACTCACTCATCCTAGCCTCAAAAGTCGCTCGATGCCTATCAGCAACCCCAGACTTTCCAAGAGTCGGTAACAAGTCCGCTGTTACTCCCCAAATAAGAAGATCATGAAAGTCCTGATTAAACTCAGGCCAGTCACTATCATTAACAAGAGGAGGCTTACGCATCTCACAACGGATAGTATAAGTTATAGCAGCTGCAGGAATAGGATCAAACTCAATCCACTGGTAATCTGGAGAGTCCCACCAGACAGGGATTACAGATATAGTATTAGCATCATCATCTTTTACTGTTACATTTCCCGTAAAAGTAAATCCAGTAGAAGGAACCTTAGTTATTCTCTCAATCCCTAAAGTTGAATCCCAGCTAGTGGTAGTAGTAACATCAGTAGTTCCATTCATAGAACGTAACTCGGTTACTAAAACACCACTGGTGTTAAATCCTGTAATTCGCACCTTAAAATCATTACCAGCGTCAGCTATACTATCACTAACTAATGTAAGCACTCCATCACTAGCAGGATACTTTTCTACTCCACGAACTCCAAAAGGATAAGCACTTGCTGGAGTAGAACTATCTGTAGCTCCTGGATTCCTTTTATCAAAGTCTCTAGCTGTATTCATAAATACAAAGCGCGGCGTAGTGGGATCCTCAATATTAAGTACTTTCCTTACATAAAGCGGAAGTCCATATTTACTAGTTGAAGCAACTGAAGTAAGCGAAAATTCCCTATGCTCATGAGGCACCTTGCCACTATCAAGAATTCTACGATATGCAAAGTTTACTTGATCCTTGACAAGAACCTCAAATGCCCCTCCTCTAGCTTGCCCAGAATAAGCGAGAACATCAGTTAAGATTTCTCGGAAAGTGGACATACTATTTCTCCTTGCCGGCACCCTTGGCCGCGTTAATTACTTGCTCCATACTTGGAGTAGAATCATCTGGATTATCTTTTTTCAAAAATGACATCATCTGTCCAAACAACTCAGCCTGTTGTTCGCTACCTGCTTGATACATGTCTTTAAACGCCTCGTACATATCAGCCTGGTTAGATGCACGTTTCTGATCTTCACTACGAGTTAGGTTCGCGCGAGCTTCTGGCCCATTCGTAACACAAGCTTCACGAACTCTAAAGTTCCAACACTGATACATAGGAACACTCTCGCCAGTCTGATCTGCATAAGCCTCAACCTCAGCATCATTCATAGGAGGTCTCCCAGGAAGAATGCCAACCATATCATCTAGAGTTCCAACTAGAGTAACATAAATACCATCATCTATTTGAAGTCCTCTAGGCTCTCCTTCAGTAGTAGCTAACAAACGCTCACGCCTATTACCTCCACCTACATCGGCAGTCACCTGGCGTATCCATTCACCTTCCGGCTGAAAATCTGCAACTAAGTTATTAGTACTAACATACTTAGTCATAACAACTTCACTTTTTTGTTCTGTCGTTAATTGAAGAGGAATACCACTCTCCAAGTCACGCTCTTCTACTTTAACTTCTTTATTTATATCTAATAAAACTGCCATAGCCCTGAGCTCCTTTTCTTAAAGTTTTAAATACTGAATCCTGCAATATTTACTTGGCAATCGGAAGTACTAGATGAGATAACTGCACTTACAGTATTCCCTGGAGTACCTGCCCAAAGACCATTTTGAGAGGTCTCAGATGCCGCGTGTTTAGTATTTGAATACCCTATAGATAGATCCTGTGCTGCTGCAGTATCTCCATCTGTAGTCGTAACAGACACATATACAACCCCTAATGTAAAGAAAAGAGGAATAGGAAAACTTCTACCGACTACGCCATTAGCAGTATTAGGAATTACATAGTTTGGAACAGTAGTTCCTACAGTTACATCACCTGTAGCAGCCCTATCATACAATAAAAAGAAAGCATCAGCCGCTGTAGTATTATGTAGATCAACAGAATTTATTAATGTATCTCCCGCCCTAAGTAACACTTTACCAGCAACAACATCATCATCAAAGTGGAGAGAAGAAAAAGGTGGAGACAGCGCCCATTCTCCTATAACAGTACTTCCATCTTTCAACTGAAGAGTAGCATCTTTATCAGAGTGCCCAGATATATGAGTAATAACATGAGACACATTACTTTCTGCTGCGTGAGTAGCAGTTGCCCCAGAACCAGTGCCAGCTGTAGTCTCACTCCACGCTTTATTAAGATCAATCTGTGTAGTCATATTCAAACTCCCACTATGTTTAACATATCGTTAATTCTATGCTCATAAGTATGAGCGCTTCTTACAAGTTCATGTCCAGCTTTCGCTATCTTCTCTCGCTCCATCGGATTATCTAATGCCCATTGAATCTTATCTACCATTTCCTCCTCTCCCTTATAACCAAGGAAATGTTCATCTTCTGCAAACCCTAGATCATCCCATCCAACTACATCCCTGTTAGTAACAAGACAGTTACCATAACTAAGAACTTCAAAGAACCTCATGTTAAGATCGTCTCTAATAGACACATTAAATCCAACTCTGGCCCTAGCATA